AGGTTATTTTCTTCCAGATTATTATTCTAAAGGTGGTTTTATAAGTAATGGTATATCTGAAATAGAATCAGCTAAAGCATCTATTGAACAAGAAGTTGAAAGACTTAAAAGAAGTTCAAAAGATAGAAATGCTCTTGATGCGTATCTTGCAGAATTTCCTAGAACTCCTCAAGAAGCTTTTATTAAAATGGGAACTAACATTTTTCCTAAAGCTGAACTAAATCAACAGATTAATGAAATACGTAGTCGTAAAGAATTACAACATTTAGGTGTCACAGGTATATTTTATACAGATACAGATGGTAAAGTTAAATTTGAATTAAAAGATGATTTAAAACCTATACTTAACTATCCTTATAAACCTGATGTAGATGGAGAGGGTTGTGTTATTATGTATCAACCTCCTTTTAAAATGAATGGTCACGTTCCTGATGATTTGTATTATATAGCTGTTGACCCTTATGCTATTGATAAAGGAAAAGATAAAAAACTTACTAAAAGAGACTCTTTGGGTTCAGCTTTTGTTTTTAAAAGAATAAATAATTTTTCTAAACCTTTTGATTTAATTGTATGTGAGTATGTAGCTAGACCAGAAAGACATGATGATTTTAATAAAACTTTATTTGATATGGCTGAACATTACAATTGTAAAATTGTATATGAAAATGATAGAGATGGTGATATAGAATCTTATGCTAGGATTAATAAAAAGTTACACAGATTAGAAGTTGAACTTACAGTTTATGATAGTAGTGACGCTCCACGTAAGCAATTAGGAAGACGTTATGGTGTAAGTATGAGTAACTTAGAAGTTAAAAAGACAGCAGTAAGTTATTTGAAAGATTGGCTATTAGCACCTAGAGATAAAGATTTAAATGGAGTTCAAGAATTAAATCTTCATAAGATTTATAGTATTCCTTTACTTGAAGAAATTATTAAATTTGACTATCAAGGTAACTTTGATAGAGTTTCTGCAATGCTTGTAGCAATGCTTTATAAAAAAGAATTATTACTCAAACCACCAGTAAGTGAAAGAAAAACTTCAATCTATGAAGATGAATTTTTCAGAAGGTTTGATACAGAATTTGGTAAAAATGAATTGAATCTTTAACTTTGTAAATTAAATCGAAATAATGAAAAATACTAATCAAGTAGGAATGCTGTTTGATATACCAAATCAAAATATATCTTATGCTGAAAAAATAAAAGATGATTTTGCTTGGAGTAAAATAACAATTAATGCTATAATAGGCAGGTCTACTTTTACAACTAATAGTCAAAAAATTTGGATAAAAAAATTATATGATTATTATAATGGTAATATTCATACAGACGATTATAAATTAATTACAGAACCTTTTGGTAAACCTATGGAAGGTAGTTGGGGTGATGTAGAAAGTTATCCTATTATTAAAACTAAAGTTGATTTACTACGTTCTGAATATAATAAGCGTCCTAAAAAAGATATGGTTTATGTAGTTAACGAAGATGTCGTTACTAACATGACTGAATCTTTAAATGAAGAGATTAACAAAAGCTTAGAATCTTTATTTGTAAATAAGCTTAATGAATTAGGTGCTCCTACAGGAGTTGAATCACAAGAAGTAGAATTACCTGAAAGAGTTAAAGAAAATTTTGAATCTACTTATTTAGACAAAAGAGCTATCATTGGTCAAAACGCAATTAACTATATTAAAGTTCAACAACATTTAGATGAAAAATTAGATTTAAATTTCTTTCATTGGTTAGTAAGTGGAGAAATTTATTCTCATAAAGATGTAGTTCATAATGAAGTCGTTTATGAAACAGTTAACCCACTTGATATAGATTTTGATAAAGACCCTGATATACAATTTGTTGAAGATGGAGATTGGGTAGTAAGACGTAAATATATGCATCCTTCTTCTATTATAGATACATTCTATGATATTCTTGATGAAGACCAAATTAAAATGATTGATACTTTAGCTGTATCAGGACCAGCACTTACTTCTAACTCTTCTATATTTTATGATAGAAGTTTAAATAATAAGATGTGGTCTAGGTTAATTGAAGTAATGCACGTATGTTGGAAATCACGTAAACAAATTGGTATTGTAGAGTTTATGGATGAGATGGGTCAATTTCAATCTTTAGAAGTTGATGAATCATATAAAGCAACTCCTGACCAAAAAGTTACATGGCATTGGGTAAGTGAAGTATGGGAAGGTTATAGAATAGGTTTAACAATGTTTGTTAAAATGAGAGCTTTACCTAATCAAAGAGGTAACTTAGATAATCTATCTAAATGTAAATTACCTTATAATGGTAGAATTATGTCTAACGTAAATTCTACAAATATATCTTTAGTTTCTTTAGGAGTACCTTATCAGACTTTATATAATGCTACTTTTCATCGTCTTAAATTAGCTATGGCTAAAATGAAAGATGATATGGCGTTAATTGATATTAACTGGAAACCTTTAGGTTGGTCAATGGATAAATGGTTAGAATATGCTGATAGAGTAAGTATGTTGTTTGTTGATTACAGTAAAGATTCAGTTAAAATGAATAATACTCACCAAACAAGACTTCAGTTAGCTTCTCAAACTATTAGAATGTACACAGATTTATTAGCATTTATTAAAAATGAATGGGAAGAAGTTTGTGGTATAACAAGACAAAGAGAAGGTCAAGTTCAATCTTCTGAAACTGTAGGTGGTGTAGAAAGAGCAGTATTACAAAGTTCTTTAATTACTGAAACTTATTTTACTCTTTTTGAACAATTTAAGAAAAGAGATTTAGAAGGCTTAATTGATTATTCTAAAATAGCTTGGATTAATGGTAAAAAAGGAAGCTATGTAATGCCTGATTCTACTAGTATAGTTTATATGGATGTTAATGGAATTGAGCATTGTGAAACTGAGTATGGCATTGCTATATCTAATTCAAGTAAAGAACAAGAAAGAGCTAATACAATTAAACAACTTGCTCAACCAATGATGCAAAATGGTATTGCTGCTTCTACTATTGCTGAAGTATTAGATTCAGAAACTATATCTCAAGCTAAAGTTAAACTTAAAGTTGCTGAACGTAAGTTACAAGAATACAATCAATTAGTAGCTCAACAATCACAAGAAGGTGAAATGGCTATGGCTGATAAACAAAAAGAAGTTATTGAATTACAACATCAGTATAACTTAGAAGCTATTGATAGAAAAGGAGAATGGGATTTACGTAAGACTGAACTTACTGCATTAGGTATGGATGAAGGTGACGATAATGTTGCTATTCAAGAATCTATGATTGAAGCTGGTTTAAAAGAAAGAGAATTATCTTTAAAAAATAAAGCAATTGATTCTAATATCATGAACGATTTGTCTAGACAACAGCATGAAAAACAAATGAAGGAAAAAGAAATGCAATTAAAAAGAGAAGAGATGAAAAGTAAAGAAAAAATTGCAAGTAAAAGACCTAAAGGTAAATAGTGTTATATATATAAGAGAAATTAAAACTTAATAAAACAATAAAATAACAAATTAACTTTGTATTAGAAAATGACAGACACGATTGAAAACGAAGGGTTAGACGAATTAGATTTTGATATATCTAAAGTAGACGTAAACCCGACAGGAGTTGTTCCAAAAACGGAACTAGACCCTGAACCAGAAGAAGCTCCAGAAGCTCAACCAGAACCTAAAAGAGGTAGACCTAAAAAAGTTGAAAAACCTGTAGAGCCTGAACCTGAGCCAGAACCTGAAACAGAATTAGACGAAGAAGAACCTAAAGCTACTTCTAATTTATTTTCTACTTTAGCTGAAACTTTAGAGCTAGATTTAGAAGAAGAATTTGAAGAAACTGAAGAAGGTCTTTCTGCATTTGTTCAAAGTGCTGCTGATAAACTAGCAGACAAAAAATTGAATGGATGGTTAGAAAGTTTACCTGAAGTAGGTTCTAATTTTTTTGATTATCTTCAGATGTTGGGCCCTGATGCTAAAGAAGAAGATATACAAAAGTTCTTTAGTTCAGTTAAACCAGAAATTGATTACAAGTCAATTGATTTAACTAATGAAGATGCGCAAAAAGCTGTAATGCGTACTTTTTATAAAAAGATGGATTATGATGATAATGAAATTAAAGATGCTATTGAAGATTTAGAGATAGCTGGTACTTTAGAAAAATCATCAAAAGTTGCTTCAACTAAATTAGCTGCTTCTCAAGAAAAAGAAAGAGCTGCTTTAATTGAAAAAACAAAAGCTGAAGATACAGTTAAAAGACAAAAGATACAAGAATATTGGAACACAATAGATTCTACTATTAAAGGTGGTAGAGTTCATAGTTTTAGTATTCCAGTTGCAGAACAAAAAGCTATGTTGGAATATATGTCAAGACCAACTAAAGCTGGAGTTCCACAACTACAAGAAGATTTAAATAATATGAATGTTGAAGATAGAATAGCTTTAGCAATCGCAGTAAAAAATAAATTTAACTTAGGTAAATATATTACTGCTGCTGTTAAAACTCAATCTGCTCAAACATTAAAAGAAAGATTAGCTTCAGGACAAACTAGATTAAAAAATGGTAATGTTCCTAAGAGTGGTCTTTCAGATGATATATTATTTGATATAAAATAAACACTTTAAAAAAACAAATAAATAAAAAATGGCACAATTTCTAACAGACCAAGTGTGGAATGAACAAATGAAAAGCAATGATGCTTCTTTCGCTCGTTTAATTAACTCACAACCTGACAAAATCGCTCCTGTACTCACACATATGATGGGTCAAGAGAGTTCACGTTTCCCTCTTATGTACCTTTCTGAAGGTATGCAAGCTATTCAAGAAGTAGATGGTGACGAATTCGAGTATGATGTAATTGGACGTATGATGAAAGCAGTTCCTTTACAAGCTCCTCCTACTGGTTCTTATTCTACATCTTTCGGTGTATCTGGAACTGAAGCAACTTTATTCTTCAACGAAGGTATTTTCCCTGTAGGATATACTATCCTTTCTCCTTTAGGTTATCAATTACGTATTACTAGTAGAGATAACGCTAACGGTAACTGGGCTTACAAAGTAAAATTAGTAGCTAAAAATCTTTCTGAAACTTTACCTGCAAGTGAATTAGCAACTGGTGCGTTATACGCTTCTGGTTGGAACTCGGTAGCAAGTTTTGGTTCATTCGGTTCACTTTCTACTAGCACTGCTCCTGTTAAAGTACGTGGTGATGTAGGTACTATTCGTAAAGGTTACGCTTATGAAGGTAACATTAAGTATCGTAAAGCTAAAACTGTACAATTAGACACTAAAGGTGGAGGTACTAAAGAAATGTATTGGCCTTACGAAGAGTATCAGCATAACTTAAGTTTCCGTATCGAATGTGAAACTAACTACTGGTATTCAAAATCTAACCGTGATGCTTATGGTGTTATTAATGAGCGTGACGAACAAGGTAATCCTATTGTAAGGGGTTCAGGTATGTTTGAGCAAATTTCTAATAAAGATACTTATGGTACTTTAACTGCTGATAAAATTGACCAAACAATCCGTGATACTTTCTACGGTATGAGTGATGCTGAAAATAAAGTAATTACTCTTTTTACTGGTGTGGGTGGACGTATGGCTTTTGATAATGCAATGAAAGCCGAATTGTCAAATAGAGGTTACATCAAGTTAACTGACAACAAATTCGTTGGTGGTTCTGGATATAACTTGAGCTTAGGTGGTTTCTTTGATACATATCAACATGTTGATGGTTACAAAGTTATTATCAAAACTGCTTCTCTTTTTGATAACGGACCTCAAGCTTTAGCCAGTCCTAAACATCCTAACTATCCTAACTTACCTCTTGAGTCTTTCCGTATGGCTTTCGTAGATACTTCTACTTATGATGGTATGAGTAACTTAGTTATGGTAAGCAAAAAAGGACGTAGTATGTTACGTGGTATGGTAAAAGGTATCAACGAAGCTGCTGCTGGAACTAGTTTCTCAGCTAATGATACTATTTCTACTGATAAAGACGGTAGTTCAGTACATTTCTTAAAAGCTGGTCAAGTTGTACTTAGAAGGTTTAACACTTCTATCGACTTAACTTGTACAGCAGGTTTATAGTTTTAAATAAGTGAGGGAGAGTAAAATCTCTCTCACTTTATTTTTAAATAAACTAAAATTAAAAACAATTAAAATAAAACGATAAAGAAAATGAAAACGATTAAGATTCAAAGAAAAGAAGTACGAAGACATGGCGTACACATTAGTTTAACTCAAGAAAGGTCTGCTACAATTGGTGGATTTCTTTTAAAGTCTGGTGCAGTAGGCACAGGTGTTACATTTGAAGAAATGAAAAAATGGATGCCAGGAATTTTAGGAGTAGAAAGTACAGACCCTAAATTTAGACAAGAGGTAAACAAGTATTTTAACAATATTATGATTACTGTTCCTTATGAAGGAAAAGAACTTAATATTACAATTGATGAAAATGGTGAACCAGAAGTATTGGAAGATTATTTGAGATATAAGTTTTGTTTGCAACATCCTAAAGTAGCTGATTCAAAAGTTTCTGCTGATGTTGACCAATACAAAGAATATTATATTGAAGACCAAGCTTTAGAATTAACTAAACGTACAACTAAACTTAAATCAAAAACTAATGCTACAATTAAATTTGCAGAATTAATTAATGATGAAGTGAAACTTGATTGGGTTCTTAGAGAATTAACTACTAAATATCCAAAAGAATTAGGTTCTATTACAAGACTTACTTCTTTAAGTAGAGAAGAAAAAGAACTTAAGGTTTCTGAAATTTTTGATAAAGACCCTGAATACTTTATGAGTGTCGTATCTGACCCAGACTTGTTATTCAAAGCACAAATTGCTTCAATGGTTGAAAGTCAAATTATTCAAAAAGTAGGTAACGAGTATGTTTACGGTTCTGAACCATTAGGTAATTTAGATGCATCTATTGCTTATTTAAAGAATCCTAATAACTCCGAAGCTTATGTTATTATGTTAGCTAAACTTAATAATATGGGAATTGGTTTTAAACAAAAAGAAACTAAAAAAGTAGAAAAAACAAAATAAAAAATCTTTCCGAGAGCAATCTCGGAAAGTATATTGTGGGGTAGAGAAGTGGCATCTCATTAGGCTCATAACCTAAAGTTCGTTGGTTCGATTCCAGCTCCCGCAACAATTTAAATACTATGAATATAAAAGAAATGCATACGTCTATTGCTACTGAAATGAATAAAATCAATTCAGCTTTGTTTGAGAACATTCTTGAACAAGAGGTAGACTTTGCACTTAACAATAGTATTTTAAGATTTATAAAACAAAGATATAATGCTACTTCAAATCTAAAAGGTAAAGGATTTGAGATGAGTCAAAAAAGAATTGATGACCTTAGAACTTTAGTTACTAACTATTCAGCTAAAGCCTTTTTACCTGTTTCTTTTGACCCAGACATAAATGAAAAAGTAGTTTTTTATTTTCCTGCTGACTATATGTTTGCAGTAAATTCTAGATTTAAAGTTGCAGAAAATGATTGTGGTACTTTTACTTATGCTTCTGCTAGTCTAACTACAAACATAAGTACTTTTGATTTTAGCTTGGTTACTGATTGGACATTATTTAGATTAAGAAATCTTACTAGTGGTTATGTATTAAATTTAGGTTCTGGAGCTAGTAACTATAATACTACTGAAGATTTGACTTTTGTTATTAGAATTATTTTACAAAAGTTAAGAGAGAACTATAACTATTCTGAATATGAATTTTATTATGAATATTACAATGGTTCTTATTTTAAGAATCAATTAGTTATTGTAAATAAAACAACTACTACTTGGCAGTATTCTATTGACAATGCAGTTAGTTATGTTAATTTAGCTACTTCAAGTAATGCTAAAACACATTATACTAACGCACCTACTATTAGTGTTGCTGGAAAATTAGTTCAAGAAGATGATATATTTGCAATGCAAGTAGACCCGTTTAACAAAACTGTTTCTGATTTTCCTTTATTTTATACATCTAACTACAACTTTAACATATACATAGATAGAAATATTTTTGTTGTAACAGATGTTATTTTGTCTTATCTTCGCACCCCAAGAACTGTATCGTATTTTCTTAATCAAGATTGTGATTTACCAGACCACACACATCCTGAAATAGTAAGTATGACAGTTGATTACCTTCTAGAAGCAGTGCAAGCTGGTGATAGATATAAAACGCATCAAGAAATTGTTGCAACTAATGAATAATTTTTTTTAATTAATAACAAATAAACAAAACAAAACAATGTCAAAGACTGTTTTATTCGGAAATGCCGCAGCTTACTCAGCTAAAGCAAACCCTGCCCTTTTAGCTTCTGGAGAAATTGGAATTTACTCTATCGCTGAAACTGGTGCTTTTACACTAATTACTACTACTTGTAGTGCTGCTCAAAAGCAATTGCCTATTATGATTGCTCAAGGTGGAGTTACTGGTGGTAATTTTAAAAGTGTAATTATCTATCCTAACGGTATCGTTAAGGCTGGTGCTACTGCATTACCTTACGTTGCTGCTGTACCTAATGTTGATATTGTAGGTTATGCTGGTTCTGGTTCAGACACTATTCAAGCTAGTGTTGCTGGAACTTACAACTTAACTATAACAAACACTTCTTTAGGAACTGTTCCAATGCCATTTAACTTGGCTTCTTTGTATTACCAAAACGCTGCTCAAGCAACTCCTTTTCAGGTAGCTTACGATTGGGCTAAAGCTGTTAACGGTAAAACATTAAATGCTTCTTTGTTTCCTTATGACAGATTTGTGTTTGCTTCAGTTTTAACTAACCAAGCTTCAACTCAATTAGTAACTTCAGCTCCTGCAAACGTAACTGGTACATTTGTAAATGGTTCAACTAGTGTAACTTTATCTGGTTCAACTGCTGGTGGTACTACTCCATTGTCAGTAGGTAGTTTTATTCGTGTAGGTCATGCAACTACTACTACTTTACCTGTTTACAAGATTGCTTCAATGCCATCAGCTACAAGTATCATTCTTGATGCTCCTTACGTAAACGAAAGTTTAACTGTTGGTGCTACTGTTGCTACTGTTGCTTTAGGTAGATTAGATGCTGCTCCTGATGTTAACGATTTAGCTGGTGTTAGATTAGCTTCAAGAGGTAACTGGTTTGACGGAAGTTCATTTACTGAATTAAGACCTAACACTTCTATTGCTACTGGTGTATCTGGAAATGCTTTAGGAACTGTAATTGTTCATAATGGTAGTGCTTCTCAATCTTACTTAGCTGCTTCAGGTGCTATTACTTCAGGTGTTTTCAACATCGGTTATGGTATCGGATATCAAGCTAGAAAGCAAGAACTTCAATGGCAAGGTTATCAAGGTAACATGAACAGAAGTTTCTTACCTTACGCAGTTCAATATTTCTCTTCAGAAACTTCTTTGTATGATGGTTACTCTGTAATTTACAGAAGTTTCCCTAATAACGGAGCTGGTGATGGAAATGCAAAAGAAGAAATGCATGATGTTCAAATATTCTGTATTAACGCTGGTGGTTCAGGAACTGTTGCTACTAACGCTTTAGTAACTGCAAGTATTCCTACAATCTTAAGTTCATACATTAACGCATAGTAAATTCTGATTTTTAATTTTAAAAAGCCATTACTTAATTGTAATGGCTTTTTTTATTTATATTTTTTTTTAAAATAAATACTATCTTTGTAATATAATATCATAAATATGACAAGAAATACATTAGGTGGTTCTCTTCTTCAAAATGAAGATAGAATAGTTATAGAAAGAAAAGGTGTTCCTTCTGAAGT